AGCTCTTAGATATTAGCATCTTTTATCATTGCTGGACAGATTGAGTCCGCTAAGCTATGCTTCTCCCATGGAAACCCCTTTCACAGTTCTTGACCTCTTTTCTGGCATCGGCGGCTTCAGCTACGCAGCAGAACGCCTCGTCGGCGGCTTCAAAACCATTGCTTTCTGCGACTCAGACGAGCCTTGTCGGAGAGTGCTTCGCAAGCACTGGCCCAATACGCCGATCTTCACGGACGTTTGCTCGCTTCAAGCGGAAGACATCGCACCACTTTGCCCAAGCGGACTTTCTCTCATTACTGCTGGATTCCCCTGCCAAGACCTCAGTGTTGCAGGAAAACAAGCCGGTTATGATGGAGAGCGCAGCGTTCTCTTCTATGAAATCATCCGCCTGGCTCGGGAGCTTCGACCTAAGTTCCTCTTGCTTGAAAATGTTAGAAATTTACTGTCTCACAAAAACGGGGAGACGTTCCAAGAAACCCTCTTTCAAATTGCCAAAGCAGGGTACGATGCGGAATGGGCAGTTATTCCAGCATCAGATCTGGGAGCCTGCCACAAGCGAGAACGCATCTGGATTGTTGCCCACGCCCAGAAGAGGGGAGACTTCGGACTTGAAGAGCAAGCCAGGGCACAGTTACAGTCTGAGTGCATGGGCGAGGCAAGAGGGCTGGAGATTGCTTCCCACGCCAACAACAAGGGACTACAAGGACAGCGGCCCCAACGTGAACTATCAGAAAGCAGCAGAGAAAAGCAGGCTACCTGGTGCAGTGGTAGTGCAATGCTCAGCCCAGAATGGGGGGGGTACTTATCTAAACCCGTTCTTCGTAGAGGAGATGATGGGCTATCCGGTCGGGTGGACCGACTTAAACAGCTAGGGAACAGTATCGTCCCTCAAGTGGCAGCAGTGCCATTACGAAGGATCAAGGAACTGGCTCAGCAATCGTAGATGCGGCATTCAATACAGGACGGATCGCGTTGACAGAATTCTTCCCAGAACCGCTCTCTAGCGTCTCCTGTGATTGCGTAATATCTTGCGACGGCTCGTTTGTAGTCTTCAAAAGCTTCGCCAAGTTCTTTGCATTCCCTTCCCCATAGCTCTTCAATTTCTTGCATCACATATGCAGCTTCAATGGCATCATCAAAAGCCCTTTCAGCTTCAGCAGAAAAAGACATGACAATGGAAAAGGGATGTTTATTTTAGTTTAGCCCTCAAGATTTTCCATTGCTTTTGCAATTTTACGAGCTTCTTGTAATTTGGGCAGCAATCTAGGCTTATAGGCATGTTCTGCAGCCAGTAATTGCAATGCAGTTTGGCGATCTGCGGTTAGCAAAGCCACTAGAAAAATAACTTCCTTGGAGCTAAGTTCTACGGTTAACATTGTCTTGAAATAAAAATAAACTTTCTATATGCTATTCGCGATTAGCGGATGAGACTATTGAGCCAATCGATGTCATTATCTTTTGATGCTTCAAGGATGGCGCCTGCCAATGCAAAGGCATAGTCATCAACGCCTGTCTCTTTACCACCAGTCACTGCCCATTGACCACTTTGTCTATAAATGACACTTAGGTTTTTAAGTTGAAGCACGGCTTTTTTGTGCGGATACATTTCAATAAGGCCAGCATTAAACAGTTCTTTCATTTTGCTGAATGCCTTCATTTTGGTGCTAACCGACCATGCAAGTTCACAAATCGGAAAGTCTTTTGAGAGGCTTTGGATTGTGGCGGAGCTATTGAATTGGTCAAGGACGATGGATTGAAATTCATAAATGCGATGATGCTCCTTAATCCAGTCTTCAACTTTGGCAATATTCACTTCTTTTTTGCCAGCAATCTCGAAGTCAGGTTCAAAGGCATGAAATTTGTCAACGATTAATCGCTCACCTTCGTAATGAACAATGCATGCCGTGTAATCATCTCGTCCAACGCCGCCACGAGCAGGGTCAAGAGCAAGGATGTAAGTGCCCATGTACTCTCGCATTGGCACCATAATGCCCCTGTCTTTATTGACTGCGGCATCAATAATTTCCGATGCCAACAAAGCAGATTGACTTTTTGCAAATTGCGCCCCAAATTCCACCCAAAAGCTTTCTTCATCTTTCTTCCTGGCGTTCTCAAGAAAATCGCATCCCCATGGCAAATTGACATTGATTTCCCATGTTGGGATTTGTAGCGCTTGCATGCCAGGAAACTCGTCGCTTTCGGCTTGCTTGAAATGTTCGTAGAAAAGACCATCAGTTAACCAAGGAGAAGACAATTCAATGATTTTTCCATGGCGGCCAAACTGAGCAATGGAAGGAGACAATGCGTTGTACATAGCTTCTGCGCCACGGTTCGCATCGCCTTCAAGCGAGAATGCAAGCTCGTCCTGAATAATTGCTACAACCGCTTTACCACGAGAAGCACGGGCTGATGCGGGGATTGCTTGGAACACACAGCCATTGCTGATTTCAATCTCAAATGCAGTTTCCCGCGTGACTTCCTGTTCAAACGGACTGTTGATAATTAGCTGCCTGATGTTTTCAAGTGCGATTTTTGACTGCCCTAAATCGTTTGCAACAGTAATGATGTACCATTTCTCTCCTTTCCTTACTTTACGTTGAAAAAAATCTGCCTGCACAAAGCACATGTAAGTGGCGGCAACTGCGGCCATAAAGGTCTTTCCTGATCGTCGGCCCATTGCCCAAATGGCGTGGTTGATTTTTTTTTCAAATAAACCGTTAAGAATCTTCTCCTGTCTTGGCCATAATGTGACACCTAAAGCGTGTTTAGCAAATTCAGAACACCTAAGAGCCATGATCTAAAGTATCAAGAGGACGAAGAACTTCTTTGGGGACAAAATAGGCAGGACGACCGCGAGCGGGATCTGCCCAATATTTTTCCTCCATCGCTTCCCTTCCATAGCACCAGCCATGGATGAGCGTGGTTTTATTTTCAATGGTAACGAGAACGAAGCGTTTTTCGGGGTCTTCGTTTTTCTGTACGATTAAATCGTATTTATGCTTACTCCTGGTTTTTACATCAATTTTGCCAGGAAGATCGGAACTTTTCCGATTTGCCTCTCTTTCTTGATACAAAAAATCCTTGAGACCAAGATGAGAAGCGACTGCCATTTCTCCTGCTGCTCCCAGGAGATGGATTTCAAGCGCTTTGTTACCGCGTGATGCGCCACGATTACGACCGCGCAGCCCTTTCGCCTCATTAACGGACTGTCTTCTCATCCCTTCTTCCATCGCTTCCTGTCTTTCTTGTTCGGAGAACGTGAAATTAATGGGCATAATCAAAGGAACAACACTTGCATCATAGCCACGTTTAGAATGAAAGCAAGTTTAACATCCAAATAAAATGGCCGAGGAATCGATTGAATTGGGTCATGTTGCTGAAAATGGTGTGCGAAATGATGGGCTTAGCAATGTTTTTACTGGCATGGGCGTCAATGGACGAGATAAAAGCCTTTCCACTCAGACTGAGCCTATTATTTTCCTGACGCAGGAAGAGCTTGAAGGACTTTATGGCGAATGGCTACCACGTCGCATTGTTGATATTTATGCAGAACAGGCAACACGGCGTGGTTTTAAGGTGCTGTTTGGTGGAGAAGGTGCTGCTGCTGAGGAGGTTGCGGGTATTGAGCAGACGGTTGAAGATTTATACATTCTTGAAAATTTCATGCTGGCGTCTAAAAACTCCAGGCTCTATGGCGGCAGCGTGATTTTGCTGTACATCGACGATGGACGAAGGGCGGACCAACCAGTCAACAAAAACAATATTCGTTCTATTGAAGGAATGGAAGTGTTGGACAGGTGGCAAATTGCTCCTGTTATCAATGAAGAGAATTTGTACGATTATTCCAAGGCAACATATTATCAAATTATTTCTGGCGATTTAATCAATAAACCACAACTGTTTCGCATTCATAAAGATCGCATTTTACGTTTTGACGGAGATTGGCTCCCTTATCGCATTCGTCAAAGAAACTATGGATGGGGAATGAGCAGTCTGCAAACTGTTTACGACAGCTTTAAACACTACTGGACTGGCTTGCATTCTACTGCCACGTTAATGAGCGAATTTGACATTTTCGTTCATAAGATCAAGGGATTATCGCAAATGCTTGCCGCTGGTAAGGAAGGGGACGTTAGGAATCGCCTCATTCTTAATGACATGAGCAAGAGCGTTTATCGCGGCTATGCAATTGACGCGGACAAGGAAGAGCTTGAATTTCTTGGTCGTAATTTTGGAGGTATTGGTGAAATTTTAGAGAAGCTTCGTATTGACATTATTGGCGCCTCCAAGATTCCTCATACAGTATTGTTTGGCGAAAGCCCTAGCGGCCTTGGTTCTACGGGACGCAGCGAAGAAAGGGATTTCGCAAAAACTTTAGCGGACTACCAACAAGCTTCTTTCCATCGTCCTCTCAAAAAACTGATGGAATACATCATGTTGAGTTCTGATGGCCCGACGAAAGGGCGAATGCCGGATTCATGGCGCGTCCATTTCAACGATTTGTTCGAGTTGAATGAGCGCGAGAAAGCTGACGTGAGGGCTCGTGTGGCGGCTGTAGACGGGCGCTACATCCAGTTGGGAGTATTGCATCCACAGGAAGTTGCAGAGGCCCGTTACGGCGGTTCTGAGTGGAGCATGGAACTCACTCTTGATCCATCGCTCCCCCGTGAATTACCTGATCAAGGCGGCGAGAAAAAGCTTGCCGTGCCTCCTGGCGGCAGGGATCCCATGAACGAGGAGAACGGGACGCTACCAATGGACGGCACCAGGGAAGTTGCTGATGCTCAATCGGGATTGTTCTTAGAACGCGATCTTGAAGCCAAGCGAGGAGATGTTGTCTTCACTGATAAAGAGCTTCACAATCGTGCCGTTGCTTCAGCAAAAAGCAAATTTAATGTTTGGCCTTCTGCTTACGCCAGTGGTTATGTAGTGCAGCAATATAAGAGCATGTACAAGAAAAAGCATGGCTCGTTATCTGGCGCTTTCAAGAACGACGAAGGCGAAATTCATGCTGATGATCTTGATAAATGGTTCAAGGAGAAGTGGGTGAGGATTGGCGCCAATGGTGAAATTCTTGGTCCTTGTGGTGGACGTAGCGAAAAGGAAGGCAAGCCTAAGTGCCTACCAGAAACAAAGGCCAAAGCAATGAGTAAGGAAGAAAGGGCAACAATCGTGGCCCGTAAGCGGCGCAAGGATCCTGATGCTGAACGTAAAGGCAAAGCGAAAATGGTTAGTAGTAAAGTTGAAGACGCCATTGATCCCGTAAAACCTGAGGGAATGATCCTTGGTGATATTGACGAAGCTTCCTTCATTTCAGAAGCCGACATTGAAGAAGCTTTAAGTCAATGGAAAGAAGAAGCTCCCGAGCGTTTCAAAGACATGCTTGAGGCTGATGATGCTGAATGACCTCTCGTCGTTATCCGACACGATCCTGGCTGAAAGGCTTGATGCGGAATGGTCTTTTGATCGCGGTGCTGGCAGGTATCGCGATAAGCGAGGACGGTTCCTTAGCCGCAAAGCGGTTCAAGCGATTGTTGACAAGCGCATCGAAAAGCTTGCAACGAAACTACGTCGTTACACACAAATGCTAAGCGACGGCAATCTTACGCTTGATCAATGGCAAGCAAGCGTCAGGGAAGCTATTAAAACTGTCCATATCCAAAATGCCATCATTGGTAAAGGCGGTAGGGACAATATGACCGCAAGTGACTACGGTAAAATTGGTCAGCGTTTAAGACAGGAATATGCCTATCTTCAAGGTTTTGCGTCTGATTTATTGGAACAGCGAGCTTCATTGCCCATGGCTCTGGCGCGTGTCGGTCTTTATGCCGAAAGCTCCCGTGGCTCATATTGGCAAGGTACTGAACTACGACAACAGGAACAAGGCTATTCGTTGATGCGGCGCATTTTGGATCCACAGGCCCAGCATTGCGATGATTGCGTTCGTTACGCACGCGCTGGTCTTGTCGCAATTGGTTCTCTTCCATTGCCCGGTCAACGCTGTGAATGCCGAGCAAGATGCCGTTGTTCCGTGGAATACATGAGGCAACAACCTCCTTCTGTGCCTGCATAAAAAAACGCCATTAACATAAGGCAAGCATTCTTCCTTCTAGTGGCAAAAATCCTTTACTGCGGTGATGCGTTTGTAGAAACAGGCTTTGGTCGCGTTGCTAGTCA